GGTGGCGTTGGATAAGAATGAGGAGGTACGGGCGAGGGTCAACGCGGCAAAAGTGGTCGTGGCGATGCACGGCCAGAACGAGCCAGCGCCGGCGGCTGCGGTGCAAGTGAACGTCAACGGGACGGCGGACACGGTGGCGGCAATGCTCCAGGAGCCGGGATATGTCCGATGGGCACAGGGCGAGGCAGTGTCTGACACCGGCACTGTTTGCCCGGGCAGCAACTGACGGGCGGTTCTTGCTGCCTCGGCATGTCGCGGCTATCTCGGAAGCCATCTGTGACACGATCACCGGCCGCAGTGAGCCTATCCTCCTGATCGAGGCTCCCCCCCGGCATGGGAAGAGCGAGTTGGTCAGCAAGTTCTTGCCCGCGTGGTATCTCGGGGTGTGGCCCGATCGGCGGGTGATGCTGGCAGCGTATGAGGCGACATTCGCCCGTTCATGGGGACGCAAAGCCCGGCAGGTGTTCATCGAGGCGGCTTGTCCGGTGTTCGGTCGGGGGCTGTCTCAAGACAACACGGCGGCAGATGACTGGAGCACGACGGCAGGCGGTGGCATGAGCACGGCAGGTGTGGGCGGTCCGATGACTGGGCGAGGGGCACATCTGCTGATCATCGACGACCCGGTGAAGAACGCGGAGGAGGCGTTGTCAGCGACCACCCGAGAGAACCATTGGGATTGGTGGCAGTCCACGGCATCGACGCGACTGGAGCCCGGGGGCGTCGTCATCGGGATTATGACGAGATGGCATGAGGACGACATCTTCGGCAGGCTGCTGAAGGGCGGCGGGCAGATTCGGCGACTGACGTTGCCAGCGTTGGCCGAGCATGATGACCCCCTCGGACGGCGACCCGGGGAAGCCCTCTGGCCTGAGCGATACCCTGCGGCCAAGCTGGAGCAGATGCGGGCGGAGCGGTCGGAATACTGGTGGCGGGCGATGTTCCAACAGAGGCCCGGCAAGTGGGGCGAATCGAAGTGGGGCCAGTACCTCGGCGAGCGTGTGCAGGCAGCCCGCTGGCCGGAGGCGTTCGAGTTCGGCGTCGTGGCTGTCGATCCGAGCTTGGGTGCGGACGACCGGAAGGGGGACTACAGCGCTATCGTGTTCGTCGGGCGAGCGTCGGGCAAACTGTGGATCGATGCGGACATCAGGCGACGGAGCGAGACGGAGATCGCGGCCGATGCGGTGACGATGTACGCACGGCACAGAGCAAACCTGATGGTTCTGGAGGGGAACGGCTTTCAGCGGGTGTTGGCCGAGTCGTTCCATGTGTCAGCGATGGCGGCGGGCATCTCATTGCCATTGCAGACGATCGTCAACACGGGGAACAAGGTGCTTCGGCTGTCGAGTCTTGGGCCACTATTGGCGGCTGACCTGTTCCGGTTCAGGGATGGCCCGGGTGTGCGGCTGCTCTTGGATCAGCTTGGGGAGTTCCCTCGGGGCGACCACGATGACGGGCCGGACGCATTGGAGATGGCTGTCCGGGCGATCAACGGGGCTGCTGCTGCCCTACACGATGACTCGGAGGAACTGGCCTACACCCCATGAATCTAAACCGATATCGTTGTCTCATCGTGTGGTGTGTGTGCGGGCATCCGACGCGGGTGCGATCGTCAGACGGGCGAGTGGAGTACCGCGAGTGTCTACGGTGCGGCAGGAAAACCAAGAGGACAAGGCGAGATCATGAGCGAAGCACTGGCGAAACTGTGGGAGGCGTTTGTTCCGGAGACGATCGACCGGAGGGGCTACCTCTACGATGACCCGACCTTCGGATATCCCACGGCCGTCAACCCGTTCACGAGCACGACTGACCGAGATGACGGGCGGTTCAAGCCCTATTACGACAGCGAAGTTGACTTGGCCTACATCCGGGGAGCGGCCCGGAATCTGGCACTCCTGACCCCCGTCAGCACGGCGGCGATGGATCGATTGGCCGAGTACACCTTTGGGCCGGGATTCGAGTTCACGGCACAGGGGCAGGATCAAGCGTTGGTTGACGCCTGCCAGCGGATCATTGATCGGTTCTGCGATGACGTGGACTTCCTTGGGATGCTTGACCGCGAGTTGCACCACCGCAGCCGGGAGGACGGGGAGGCGTTTGCGTACATCGAGCCGGGGCGGGGCGGTCGGCCGTCACTCTGCACGGTGGAGCCTGACCAGATCCGCGAGCCCGGCAACGTGCGGCAGTTGGAGGAGTGGCTGGACGATTGGGACGGGCCGACATCGTGGAGCTTCGGGGTTCGCACTCCGGAGAATCGGCCGTGGATGCCGTTGGGCTATCACCTGACGCGAGACGACGGCGGGGGCGACTGGGACTACATTCCTGATCGTCGCATGTTGCACATCAAGAGAAACGTCTGGCGGAATGCCAAGCGGGGTGTGAGCGATACCTTTTTGATCGTCGAGGAGATCGGCAGGGAAGCCAAACTGCGGCGGAACATGGCGGAGGGTGCGGCCCTGCAATCGGCCATCGCGTGGATTCTGGAGAGCCCTCCCGGCACGTCACAGGCGAGCATCCAGACGCTGGGGGCATCGGATGCCGTGGCACAGTACGGGCGGCAGATTGTCGGGGGCGGGACGAAAAACCAGAACGTCCAGCGGTACAAGCCGGGGACGATCCTGAAGCCGTCGCCGGGGCTGGTGTACAAGCCGGGGCCGATGGGAGCTGAGCGTAACGCGGGGTTTGCGGAGGTGTCGCAGTACGTGCTGCGGATCGTCGGTGTGCGGTGGGCGATGCCGGAGTACATGATTTCCGGCGACGCGAGCAACGCGAATTACTCAAGTACGCTGGTGGCTGAAAGCCCATTCGTCAAGGCGAGGGAAGCCGATCAGACGTTCTTCGCCAGAGTCTTCGCGGATCTGTTGTGGAAGGTGTTGAGGTACGAGCACGACAGGGGCGTACTGTCGGCGATGCCGTGGCCTGAGATCGAGGCAGCGATCGATATCAGCGTGCAGAAGCCGAGCGTGGCAAGCCGCAACGCGAGGGAGCAGGCGGATATCGCGGCGATCCACCTAAACGCGGGGATTCTCTCCAAGCGAACGGCGGCACGGCAGGCCGGGTTGGACTGGGAGGAGGAGCAGGCGAACCGGGAGGAGGAGCAGGCACCGGCGGCCCCCGTTTTGTCTACACGTGTAGACAAATTTGCCGAAGCCGTGGACAGCTACGACGCCCCGGAAGCGGCACGGAACAACGCCCGCAAGGTGCTACGCTGGCGGGACGAGCACGGCGACGCGGTGCAGGGGATGACGCAAACCGGCTGGACGCGGGCGAACCAACTGGCCAGCGGGGAGCGACTCTCCCGCGAGACGGTCGGCAGGATGGCGGCGTTCTTCGGGAGGCACCGGAAGAACAAGGCAGTTGATCCACAGTACAAGAATGAGCCGTGGCGAGACGCTGGCTATGTCGCGTGGCTTGGGTGGGGCGGCGACACGGGCGCGGCATGGGCGGCAGGCATCGTCGGGAACGTCTCCGAGTCGTGCGATTGTGGCGACTGTCGCCAGAACGGCGGGACACTGCAGGCGGCCGTTGTGGCGGCGTTGGAAAGCGTGTCGACCCTGCCTGAAGCCCGAGCGATCCTGCAGGAACTCCGATGAGCGAACTTGCCGACCGAATGGGGATGGAGCAGGACTTTGCGCGGCGGCTGTCGAAACTCACGGCACGGCAGCGGAAGGAACTCCGCGATATGCTGGGGACGCCTCCCGACGTGTCGCGGGTGAGTGCGGCAGACTGGCAGCGATGGGAGGACGAGCGGCGAAAGGAACTCACGCTGATCCTCTTGGCTGTCTTTCTGGCGAGCGTCCGGCAGCATGTTGGCGAGATGCTGGCAGGGGAGCCGATGGACGATGCGACGATGGTGGCGGTCAATCGCGAGGCGTTGGCGAAGGCCGGCGCATTGGCTGCGGAGTCGGCATCGTCAGCGATCAGCACGGCACGCGAGATCGTCACGGCATCGGCTGAGGTGCTGGCGACCGGCACGGCGGCGGACGTGGAAAGCGTGCTGGTGTCTGCCCTCGGGCCGGAACGCGACGCGGTGACAGCGGCGACGGCCACCACTGCGGCACAGACAGCAGGCACGAATGCGGCACGGCTACCGGTTGAGGCGGCAGGCTTCCAGATGACTACGCGGTGGGTAACCGAGAAGGATTCGAAAGTCTGCCCGCTGTGTCGGCCCCTCAATGGCAAGGTGCCTGATCTGTGGGGACTGGTGTTAGAGAATGCTCTT